CGTCATTGGTCATCAATCCGAAAACCGTCGAGGATCTGGATAAGCCCACGGCAGACGACAAGGCATTTTCCAAGGGCTTGACTCAAGGATTAACGTTAGGTATTGCCGATAAAGCACCACCCGTGATTACGCATACTGTTGCTACTCTTCATAAACTTGCAAATGATCTCGGGAAGATTCTTTGATTACGAGTTGGGGGTTAGCGAATGCCGATAGATAAACCGATGGATCCTCTTTTCAATCAGGATGATTTTGAGATGGGTCCTCAGGGATTCACGGCAGTTGAGGAGGATGTGCTTTCGGATGAGCCCACGCTCACGGAAACGGAAGACGGGGGGATGCTCGTTGATTTCGATCCAGCGGGGCTTTCTCTAAATGGGGACGACTCGTCGTTTGAATCGAATCTTGCGGAATACATCGAAGACGGGGAACTAAATTCCATTGCGCTGGATCTCATATCTAAATTCGATTCCGATAAGAGCAGCAGAAGTAATTGGGAACAGACATATGAAGAAGGACTGGATTACCTGGGATTGGAAATCGAAGATCGCACGACACCATGGGCTGGAGCGTGTGGAGTATTTCATCCTATGCTGTCGGAGGCGGTGGTTCGATTCCAGAGCCAGACCATCCAGGAGATCATGCCCGCGCAGGGTCCGGTCAAAACTCAGATATGGGGCAAGTTTAGCCCTGAAAGGGATAAGCAGGCGAAGAGGGTTCAGCAGTATCTCAATTATCAGCTCCTAGAGGTGATGACGGAGTATCGCTCCGAAACCGAGAAGCTGCTGTTCAGCCTTCCACTCGCGGGTTCCGCGTTCCGCAAGATCTACTTCGATCCGTCGCTTGGCAGGCCCACCTCCATGTTCGTGCCTGCCGAAGATTTTGTGGTCGCTTTCAACGAAGCTGATCTAGAGCAGGCGGAACGTTATACCCATGTGATGAATCGCAGCACGAATCAGATAAAAAAGCTTCAAGTCAGCAAATTTTATCGTGATGTCGAACTCACGCCCTCCCATCGAAAGCAACGCGATTACCGATAAGTACATAGAAATTGGAGGCGTGAGGCCGTCGTGGGACAAAGACGAGCGGCATCAGCTTCTGGAGATGCACATTGATCTGGATTTGCCCGGATTTGAAAGCCCTGATGAGATTGCGCTTCCTTATGTAGTTACGATTGACAAAGGCAACCATACGATTTTGTCGATCTACAGGAATTGGTCCGAGGATGATCCCCATAAGGCCAAGAAGCAGCACTTCGTACATTATGGATATGTGCCTGGGATTGGATTTTATAATCTCGGCCTGATCCATATGATCGGAGGACTCGCGAAATCAGCGACTAGCCTGCTGCGTCAGCTTGTTGATGCGGGAACTTTGTCCAATTTGCCTGGAGGGCTCAAGACTCGTGGGCTCAGAATCAAGGGCGACGACACGCCGATCATGCCGGGAGAATTCAGGGACGTTGATGTCCCTGGTGGTGTTATCAGGGACAACATCACCTTCCTTCCTTATAAGGAACCTTCTTCGGTCCTTTACCAGCTATTGGGTAATATCGTGGAGGAGGGCAGGCGCTTTGCGTCAATGGCTGATCTCAAAGTAGCGGATATGAACCAGGAGGCTCCGGTCGGTACTACGCTCGCGATTATGGAGCGGGCGATGAAGGTGCAATCCGCAATCCAGGCACGGATCCATGCGAGTCTCAGGCAGGAATACAAAATCCTGGCCACGATTATTCGTGACTACACGGATCCGGCATATCCGTATGAGACGGATGAGGGCGAGGGTATCAAGGTAGAGGATTTCGATGATCGCATTGATGTCGTTCCTGTGTCGGATCCCAATGCATCCAGCATGGCACAACGAATCATGCAGTATCAGGCTGCGTTGCAATTGGCAGCTCAGTCCCCCGATCTATATGATATGCCGCTTCTGCATAGGCAGATGATGGAGCTTATCGGCATTCCCAACGCCGACAAGGTTGTCCCGGACAAGGACGACGTGCTACCGAAGGATCCTGTCAGCGAGAANCAGGACATACTTATTCAGGCTCCCGTTAAGGCGTTTGAATATCAGGACCATGACGCACATATGCGTGTTCATATGGCGATTAAGAACGACCCGGATATTGCCCAGCAGGTACAGAATAGTCCGAATGGTCAGGCACTCAGTGGTGCCATGGACGCTCATATTCGTGAACACCTGGCATTCATCTTCCGTAGACAGATCGAAGAGGAACTTGGTGTTCCGCTACCACCGGCTAATGAGAAGCTGCCGGAAAACGTGGAGAGAAGGTTGAGCGTTCTGGTTGCCGATGCTTCCGATCAGATGTTGGGCAAGAAACAGCAGAAGGCCCAGGCAGAGCAACAGGCTAAACAGCAGCAGGATCCAATCGTACAACAGCGCGAACGCGAACTCGCCATCCAGGAACAGGAAGCCCAGAGAAAGCAACAAGCCGATGCTGCCAGGCAGCAGCTTGAACAACAGAAGCTTGCGGCTGGTCAGCAGCAGGATACTGCCAGCCAGCAGCTTGCGGAGCAGAAACTCGCTGCCAGCCAGCAGCTTGCGGAGCAGAAACTCGCTGCCAGCCAGCAACAGGATGCGGCAGAACTTGAATTGGAGCACGAGAAGTTGGCGAGTAAGGAGCGCGTGGCGGCTGCGGGGTTGGCGTTGGATGAACAGGAATTGATCGCCAAGACTCAGGCTGGCCAGCAGAAAGTAGATATAGAAACGCAGTTGGCAGGATTTAAGCTCGGTCGTGATTTAGCCAAGGATACGGACGAGGACTTGAGGGGAGGTAAGAAGAAGGAGGATGCCTGAGTCTGTTTTATCGTTGCTTAAAAAGAAGATCAGAAACCAAATGAATGAATTAGCGGATCATCTCACGATAGGTGGTGCGAAGAATATGGAAGAATATCGAAAGATATGTGGTACAATAGAGGGCTTGGCGTGGGTAGAACGTGAGGTTATTGATATAGAGACAAAACTTATGGAGTCTTAGTATATGGCAAAAATGACCGATATTTCTTCTGCGGAATCTGTTGTAGACGAGGATATCGCATCCGAAATTGAGAAAAATAAGGAAACTCTCAGTTTCGCATCTCAGTTACCGGAGCCTCAGGGCTACAAATTGTTGATCGCGCTCCCTGAAATTGATGAAATGACCGATGGGGGGATCATAAGATCCGAAGATTCGCGACATGAAGAGTCCATTGCGACCGTTGTGGGCTGGGTTATGAGCATGGGGCTGGATGCTTACCAAAATTATGCCCGATTTCCTAGTGGACCGTACTGTCAGGTAGGAGATTGGGTCATTTTTCGAGCGTTTAGCGGTACCAGAATCAAAATTCATGGCAAAGAATTCCGTTTAATCAACGATGATACCGTCGAAGCGGTCGTAGAAGATCCCAGGGGAGTGGAAAGAGCATAATGGCTGACGAAATCGGCAGGATGAGCGAAGAAGACAAGTTTTTAGGCGTTAGAACCACCATCGACGTCCCTCAATCGGAAGAATTGGATGTTGAGGTCGTAGACGACCGCCCGGAAGAGGACCAGAGGGCTCCTCCGACCGAAACATCGCAAGATGATGGTACCGCGACCGACCAAGAGCTTGCACAATTGGGAAATCGTGCCCAAAAACGCATTAAAAAGCTAAAATGGGAGTATCACGAGGAGCGTAGAGCCAAAGAAGCCTCTGATAAGCTTGCAAATGAGGCTATTTACTATACGCAGGGCCTACAAACCGAAAATCAGCGTCTTGTGCAGCTTGTTCAAGATTCCCAGACGGCTTTAACGACTCAGGCCAAGCATCGTGCTAGTGCTACGCTCGCTATTGCTGAAGAAGCCTTCAAACAGGCGCATGAAGCCGGTGATGCGGGAGAAATTGCGAAAACGCAGAAGGATTTGACCAACGCGCAACTCGCTCAAGCCTATGCACCGTCCGTTTCGCAGAAAATTATTGATAATTGGAAGCGTAACGTACTTGCCCAGGATCAGGCATTGGCGGACCAGGCTCCCCAGCAATATATGCCTGAGCCGATGCCAGAACCCGATGCTAGGGCCGTATCTTGGCAGGAATCGAATGAATGGTTCGGTCAGGACAGGGAAATGACAAGTTTTGCATATGGTGTACATGAAAGGCTGGTAGGAGAAGAGGGTATTGACCCAGATTCTGATGAGTATTATAAATTGATAGATAATCGTATGAAAGAAGTTTTTCCTACGCACTTCGGTAGCAGCTCGACGCAATCCAACAACGTCGTCGTCGTTGATACTGCATCTCGCCGCAAGGCAAATCCCGTGGTTGCGCCAGCATCTAGAAATAGCGGTGCGCCATCGCATAGGGTCACGTTGACGCAGACTCAGGTCAAACTCGCGAAACGCCTGGGTATAACGCCACAGCAGTATGCAGCACAGCTAATCAAGGAGATGGTCTGATGGCTGACAAACGCGCTCCCAGGAAGCCCAGGAAGATAGAGACTCG